TCGCTGATGATTTTCTCCATTACTTCCATCCGTGTTTTTATTTTTTTCATTTCTACATCTCGTTAAATTTGTTGATTGAATAGATTCAATCTACTAATGATAGCATGAAATTAAACGGTGCATATGTAGGACAAGATTTATCCGGTGCGCCGTAAAACCCCGTCCTTCATGGCGGGGAGCAGTCAATTAATGGATTTACGATAGCTATCAACCAGCAACTCAACAAGACCCTTGCCATCCTCAGAAGCAAGAAACTTTGGTAATCCCGCCAAATTATCACGCAGCCATAGCTGATCTGCATGAGGAAGAACCTCACCCATCGCCCTAAGTATTCCAACGTCAGGCGATTGTGTGGCCGCCTGTATTTGTTGCTGAATGCCAGCTAGTTGTTTTTTTACTTCGTCAGCAACCAATTTAGATACATCTTGCGCAGGTTGCTGCTGCATCTGTTGTGGCTGCTGCTGTTGTACTGGTGCTTCAAACTTGCTTAATTGGCCTTCAAGGTCATTCAGTTGATTTAAAAGAAAGTTCTTTTTACTGACCAAGTCATCTTTTGAAGGGATATTTGGCGTGTAATTATTAAGTGCGCTAAAGCCAGGTAAATTACCAAACATGATTTTTCTCCAATAAAAAGGGACGCATAGCGCCCCATATTATACTAATTTTCTTCAGAAAATTTCTGTCGTTTTGACTTTGGAATCTTCTCCCCAATCAGCTCGGCATCAGAATTTCATACTTTAGTATTGTTAGCCGTGTTGTTTGGATTTGCAACTTGCAGACCGCCGTTATTAACAGCAACACTCGTAACGCGGGCATCTTGAGCAACGCCAGCCAGACAGTGAGCAATTTGACCCAAGGCAGCATTTTGCTGGGCTACTTGCAGATTTGTTTGGTTCTGGTTGTTAATCATTGTGATTTCAATTTCACGGCGATCATTCTGACGACGCAATTCGTGAGCATTATCATTCAATGAATTTTGAGCTACAGCAAGTTGACGCTCAAGGTCTGCAAGATGATAACCAGAAATTAGTGCGCGGGTCTTATCGCCATCATTGCTGATAGCGCTTGATACGGCATATGCAGCATCTTTAACGCTACCATTAACCGCACAAATTCCTGCGCTGACACCAGCAAAGCTCTGTTGATTAGCAATAGTCTGCTCAAGCAAGCCATTCTGGATTTGCAGAGCTGAATTACCAATCTGACCTTGGATATCGCCCAGTTTAGTTAACGTTTCAATGTCTACGGCAGTATCCACAAGCTGAACGCCGTTGGTGTCACCATAACCGCCGAAACCTAGGCCGCGACCGGATAATAGAGAGCCGAATAGCAGACCGCCAAGCAATCCACCGCCGCCCAAACCAAAACCATCATTACAGCCGTAACCACCCATACCACGACCGCCAGCAAATACGTTTACATGCTCTTCCATTTTTCGTTCCTTGTGCTTATGTTCGTGTTCGTGCTTATGCTTATGTTTGTATTCATGTTTAATCTCATCACCTTTTATAGTGAGAGTGTCGACCTCATCATTCATATCTGCGTCCTCAACGATTTACGCGTCAAGATGTTATACTTTTGTAATTTATTGAGGTAGGTATATTGATGAATGTTACTGATAGGCATTACTGCGAGTCTTGCGGTACACTTTTGCAGAAATGCGAAGAATGCTTAGAATATTTCTCGCCAGTAAATAAAAACCATGTTTTATGCAGGCCACGATGTAGAACAAGAAAAGCCAGAAGATTAAAAAAAGAAACAATGTGACCATATAAATGTAATGCATAGGCATTACATTAAGTTAAAAATTCAATTTATCAATTATGATATACTTACCAAAATAACCATGAGGTTTAAGTTATGATTGTTAAATCTGGCGATAAGTGGATCGTCAAATCAAAAGACGGCACAAAAGAACTTGGGGCATATGATTCCGAGGAAGAAGCAAAAAAGAGACTTGCTCAAATTGAATCATTCAAATCAATTAAACAAGTTAATATAATCAACACAATAAACTCAAAAAACAACATCAGCAAGCAGTTTATTAATGGCAAAGAACATTATGTTGTTAAAAATGTTGTTCCCATCATTGATAACATTGTGATGAATAATATTCTTTATAAATCTGATGAGATTGATAAATCTTATGAGAGCATGAATAACAAATTTATGCCTTATAACCACCCAAAGATTGGTTCTATGTACGTCAGTTCATCAGAACCGCTGGCCGTAAATGCTTTCTATATTGGGGCATGGGCTGAGAATGCCAGCAAGTCATGGGATAAGGTGCTTGTTGACATGAAAGTAGATGTTGAATTCGCTAGTCGCACTGACGGCGGGAAAGACATCATTTCACGATTAGACGCATTAATGAATAATGCGAATGCAGAACCGATTGAGATATCCACAGGATTATTCCATCGACCTGTAGAGTTATCTGGAAATTCAAAGGGAAAAGAATACAATCGCATAGCTACAGATATTAAATTTGACCACATAGCCATTTTGCCTAAAGGTATAGCTGGGGCTGGAAGACCATCAGATGGCGTAGGAATATTTTCGGCGAATGGTGAAGAAATAGAACGAGAAATTGTTTACCTGAATTCAGCAGCAAAAAACGACGAATCCACTAATAAAATTAAGCATGGATTTATCAGTAAGATATTTAATCTATTAACAAATAATGATTTAAGTTTTGATGATGTATCAAGTCAGATTCGTTCAAAATTAAGAGAAGTCTATACAGGCGATAATTGGCCTTATATCTTGCAAGTTTATAATGATCGTTTTGGATATGAAGTTAATGAAAATGTGTATATTCAGCGTTATCACATAGAAAATAAAAATGTGATACAATTTGACGGAGAGCCAGTAGCGGGTGTAATCAAAACTGAGCTTGAGGAAATCGAAACTAATAACGAGGTTTTAGAGATGAATGAAGAGCAATATAAGGCGTTGTTAGGCGACGCGCTCAAGCCAGTAACCGAGCAACTCACCGCCGTAAACGCAGAGAACAAAGCATTAAAAGATGAATTGTCGCAAATTAAAAAAGCAATTACCGCTAATGCTGATAAAGAAATCGGCGAGATGCGTGAAGCAATTAAAACAAAATTAGGTTTGTCTGATGTGGTGGTTAATTCTTTGACTGGTGATGCGCTATCAGAAATGTATAGCAAAACTCAATCTGCGACTGGTTTAAATGCCGGTATTGCGGCAATTAATTCTAATGAATCTCAATGGGATAATTACAACCCAAATGAGAGCATTGAAGGGGCAAAATAATGGCTATTGAAGTAATTTATCGTGGACCCGTTGCTAGAGAGGCGCAAGCTATCGATCTGCCGGTTGTTGGTGCTTATTTCCCGGGGATTGTAGTTAATATCAACTCAACTAATAAACTGGTCGCAGCAACAACTGGCACCGGCCGGCTATTAATTCTAAGTAATCGTCGGTTTATCGGTCAAGATATCAGGACGGCTTATGCAGTGAATGAAACTGGCGTGGCTTACTGTATTACCCCGGAACAACAGTATTGTGTGAAAGTAGCTACCGGAACTTATACGCAAGGTCAGGAGCTGACAGTTGGCGCTGGTGGTGTCTTAAAGGCTGCCGTCGCCGGCAATGTGGTCAACTTCTTTTTTGACCGAGTTATTGATAGTACCGCTTCAGCCGAAGGCTTTGCGGATGTAGTTGTCGCTAACTTCTACACTAAGGCTTAATAATTATGCTTTTATATACTAATGAACAAATTGAGCATGTTAAATCCATGCATAAGCAATTTGAAGATAGCCAAAAAACCATGGCTAAAAACTTCAATATCCCAAATGACGGCGCCGGCGATCGGATGTTTAGCGGCAATGCCTTGACTGTCCCTTATGATTCATGGAAGGTGTGGGATAAAGAAGCCGTTGAGATTCAGCGAGATGTGTTAGCTGTGTTTTCTGACATGGCAAGTATTTCAACGCCAATGTCGCTGGCTCATACTCTTCATTACTTTGAGACTCATAGTGATTCTGGCTCGTCTAATATTTCTCTTGATGGCCGTCGGCAAGCTAGGACAGACCAGCCGGTCATTGAATATCACTCTACTCCTCTGCCATTAATTAACTCGTCATTTAATTTTGGCTGGCGTCAAATGCTTACAATGAAGGCCTCTGGTACCACATTAGACAGCACTGCGCAGAATAATGCCGTTCGTCAGCTTGCTTCGCGAATGGAAAGGATGGTACTTGACGGCGAGCCAAGCATCAATGTCGGCGGCTCAACAGTCTATGGCTTACGTACCGCACCAAATCGCATCACTGGAACGCACGGTATTGATATTAATGGTGCAACGGGTGCCGATATCGTCAAGATGTTTAAGAGCCTAATTCAGGCATTCCATGCTAAGAATTATTACACTCCAGTGACCATTTACATGAATTTCTCTGATTGGTTCTACATGGGTGCGACTGAATATACAGCAAATTACCCGAAAAAAATCATTGATGTTGTTATGGAAATCCCTGGAATCGATAAGATTGTGCCGGCATCTCTAGTCAATGCCAATGAGGTATTTGGCTTATGTAAGCGTCGGGACGTTTATTCAATTCTTAATGGCATGCCAATTACAACACGCGCATTTACTCGTCTGCGTCCAGAAGATGATTATGTCTTCAGTGTCATGGCTGCCGTTGCACCAGAATTTAAATTCGATGCTAATAAACAAGCTGGTTATGCCCAGTTCACTAAGTAAAGGGTGATGATATGCGTTGGCTTGTAGAATACGATAGCCATAAAGAAAAGAAAGGCGATATCTTCGAAGGTGACGAATTGCCACTTTATCTGCATGGGAAAGTAAAAGAATTGTCTGAAGGCGAAAAGAAAGATCGAGTACTTGAAGTGAGTACTCCATCTCATGAGCGCCAGACAAAGCAGCAGAAGTAAATGGAATGTCGCCCATGGACTGGGCTTAAGATTTAAATAATTTAACTTAAGGATGATTTAAAATGTCAGAAGAAAAAGGCTTAGTTATTAACATTTCCGGTGATAATGTTACCGTATCTTTAAATACTTCAGCACCAAATTTTGGTTTTATTGGTATGGGAGATGAAGATGAACTTGTTCATGATGAAGATTCTGAGCAGCATGAAATGGCGGGCGTGCGTGTCGCTCGAAGCACTCAGCGACCCAAACGCCCTAGCTGATGCTTTCCATTGATGTGATTATTGCGGTCGCTTATGTGGCCGCATTATTAACTTTAAAAAGAAATGAATATATTCATTGTGTTTTTTCTTTTGTAGTTACTGTCATATTTGCCACAATATTAAAAGAAGTTTTTAGTGTTGAAAATAATGGAATAGAATGTTTATACTTTTTGATATTAAGTATGATTTGGCTGTTTTGTGCGATAAAAATAAATTGCATTAAATTAAAAATAGCTGTAATGATTATGTCAACATATGAATTAATGTGCGCTATAGAATCTTTTATATGGCAATTTTCACATCAAGTTTTAACGCCAATAATCAGCAATTACATATATAACGTTGTTTTTATTCACTTTATAATTATTTTATCAATAAATATATGGGGCGTTAAAATTGAAAGGCCAATGGAGAGAATATTTAGCTATGGTAAGTATTTTATATTCAATTTACTCGGTAGTAAGCGTATGGCGAGAGATAATGCGGAGATTAAAGGATGATCGACAGGCTAGGAAAAGCGATAAGCGGCGGAGTGGGTCTGACGATTGATAGGATTGGTTATGCATCAATCGGGGGCGGCCTTGGTTTATGGATTAACTCAGAATCAAAAGCGCATAGTATCGCTTCATATATACTACCATCATGGCCGCAAGAATGGGCTGAATGGGCTGCTGCTGGCTCTACTATCGGAGCATTAACTTTTGCAGCTAAAAATATTGTCGACGTGTATTTGAAAGCAAAAAGAAAACGAGGTGATAGTAATGTTGACGACAGCGGAGATTAAACAAGCATTATCAGCTCGTGGCATTTCTTTGCCAGATTTTGAAATAGAATCAATTCTATGTTTAATCAATTCAATGATCGAATGTCTTGAAGCCAATTACACTGATGAATGCATTAAAAATAGCATCATGCTTTGGTCTGCAATATTAATCGGCTCATCTGTTGGCGCCCGTTATGTTACTAGTGAAAATGCGCCTGGTCCAGTCGGCAGGTCATTTGGATACGGCGCAAAACCATGGGCATCACTTTATGGTCAGTTGCGGGCGATAGATACGGCTGGCTGTAGTCATGGGATTGTAGAGCCGCCGGAAGGAATTGGAAGTGCATTCATCGGTGTTATCACAGGCTCACGCTGCCAAGGTTGTTGTTAATGTCTAATGTTGCTAACTGGTCATATACTGCAATGGCTACAATCTGGCCTTTGCTGGGAAGAGATGAATATAATCAACCAACTTATGGGTCGCCAGTATCATTTAATTGCAATTATGGTTCGGAAGCCAAAACTTATAAGGATAGCTCTGGGCTTGAGTTTGTATCAAGAATAACGCTATGGCATGAAGATTATCCAGCAGCAAAGCGTGGTGATTATGTGGCTATCGGCGTGTTTACTGACTTAAATCCCATCGATGTTATTGGGTCTGATGAAGTGCGAACTATCTTGAACTATGGCAATACATTAGACCGAAGTGATAAACCTGATTATGCGATCATCACGGGGTAGTTATGGGTAAAATTAAAGGAATAATCCAAGCCAAGAAAAAACTAGCGTCATTAGTAGGAGACATTCAGGATAGGAAGGCAGTTAGAGCCATGACTAGGGCATTGATAATTGGTGGCGGACAAGCTGCTGTATATACTCCGATTGACACAAGTACTTTAATTAATAGTCAATTCCGCGAAATTGATGTTAGAGGACATCGTCTTGTTGGCCGTGTTGGTTATTCTGCTAAATATGCAATATATGTACATGACCCAAAAATAAAACAAACATTCCGACGCCCATCAGCTAAAAAAGAATTTCTTACTAAAGGTTTTGAAGACACAAAATCGATGATTGATCGCGCTGTAGCCGAAGAGATGAAGATATGAATAATATATGTGAGTTATTCAAGGAATGGCTATTAGCATCAGGGTTGATAAATGGATATAAACTTCAAATGCACTTCTGGTCAGACACTGGAATTAAAACTGACAAATTTGTTGTAATACAATCAAATGGCGGTAATGCGCTGCGAAAAGGATTGGGAACAGAAAGTTTCATATTACTAACTATTGTTGGCGACAGAAGCAATATTAAATCAGTTGGTGACAAAGCAAATGAAATTGTTGCCTATATTACAGAAAACCCAGTGTCAGAATGTTTAAATTTGCTTGAGGCAAACGGAGGAATTCCAACCCCAATCCTTACAGAAGAAGGCCGAGTTATCTTCAGGATTCCGATAAGAAATATTAATTGACTGGCGTGTTATAATAAAATTGCATATGCGAATTAACTTTATAAAGAGGTTTTAAAATGGCTATTTGTGAAGATGGTAAAGGTTTACTAACAGGCGTTGGTGTTGTATTGGAAGTTGCCGACGGTTGCCCTGATACGGAACCAACAGAAGAAAAATGGCAGGCGCTTGGTGCTCTGACATCTAAAGGCTTCGACTTTTCCCCAAATATGGTTACATCTAGTGCAGATGATGGCAAAGGTTATGTAGAGTCAATGGCAACCAATTCAGATTTTAGTTTGCCAGTGGAAGGTGAAGTCCGTCAAAATGACAAGCTTGATCAGTATGGCATCGGTAAATTTATTGCTTATTACAATGCTGAAATGCAAGCAAGACGCAACCCAACTATTTGGGTGAGGGTTGATTATGGCCCAGTGATTCTTCAGGGTTATATGGTTATTTCTGCGCTTAGTTCTTCAGGTGGGACACCTGATATTGTAACATTCTCAACGGAGTTCAAGATTGCAGATTCTGACACATTTAAAATTGTAGAGAAGAAATCAATTGAAGTAGAAAGTATTACCGTGACGCCAACTTCTGGGTCGGTCGCTGCTGGCGCAACAACAACATTTACAGTTAATTTTGTTCCTGCAAATGCTGCGAATAAAACAATTACTGTTGTTTCTGCTGACACAGATAAAGCCACAGTTGCAAATGCTGGCTCATTAGTTACAGTTTCCGGCGTTGCCGCTGGAACCAGCGTTATCACCGTGACAACCGCTAATAACAAAACAGCAACTTATACAGCAACAGTTACTTCCTAAAGTATTGGGGCGAAAGCCCCTTTATTTCATATAAATCATTGATACCTCATTACTCCATCCGCAAGTCTTATCGCTCGCCAATCTGATACAATAATAAAATTAATATTTGGGGGTGAAAATGAAGCCAATCACAAGCATCGGTGAGATTGTTATCTCAATTGCTAATAAAGATTTTTTCTTCAAGCCATCATTCATCAACATGTCACGGATTGGTGATGGTGAAGAGATAGTTAGAGTATATTCTATACTTAATGGATTTGATATTTATAAAAAAATCAATCAACTGATTTCAATTTACGGCAAAGTTCCAGAATATCATATGAAACTATTTAATAAGCCAATTTATGGAAAGCCAATTCTTGATGCTGCTATTTTGATGATGCAATCATGTTGCGATGATGACATAGAGCCATTGGTTGGACAATACAAGTTTACCAAGAAAGGTATGCGGTATACTCAAGGTGCAATGCCAATTTCAGACATTATAGTTATTGGCAAGCAATTGGCTGAGCATGGAATTATTGGCAAAGTAAAAAGAAGGGTACTAGCAAAAAATGAAGCAAAAAACAAATATTCCTCAGAATTTAGAATTATTGATTACATTAGCTCAGCAAGAACTAACTTCAATATGTCGCGTCAGGAAGCGGAAAATCTCACAATGACTGAATTTCAAGAACTGATTAAAATAAAATTCCCAGAAGATGAAAAAGGTCACACTTCACAAGAGCTTGAACAGATTAGTGATGATTATTTTAAAAGAAAAAAAGAACTAATTGCGATGGAGAAAGCTAATGCCGCTAAGTGAGATTGTTTACGAAGTCGAAATGGATGCAAGTAATCTAATTCGCTCTCAGCAGGATATAAATAACCGACTCGATCAGATGGAAGGAAAACTGAGAAAAACAGACGCGACTGTCGGTAAATTCTCAGGGACTTTGTCCAAGCTAGCTGGCGTTGTTGCTGGTGCGCTATCAGTTCAGGCTGTATCAAGTTACGCCGACGCATGGGCTACTTTAAGTAACAAATTATCAAACTCAATAAGAACCGGCGAGCAACTGGCTGATGTTACCGAAAGAGTGTTCAAGATAACTCAGGATAGTAGAGCGAGTCTTCAATCAACGGCGACTCTATATTCAAGGCTGGAGCGAGGAACTAGGGGGTATGGCGTAAGCACCAATGATTTGATTAAGATAACGGAAACCGTTAACAAATCATTTGCTATTTCAGGAGCTACAATTGCGGAGACAGAAAGCGCCATAATACAATTCGCACAAGGTCTTGCGTCTGGCACCCTACGCGGAGAAGAATTCAACTCCGTATCTGAGCAAGGTAGTAGATTGATGGTCGCCTTGGCTGATTCTCTTGGGGTAACCATAGGCGAGTTACGCGTAATGGCAGCTCAAGGTAAATTAACTACTGATGTAATAATCAAAGGGTTGCTATCTCAAGGGGATAAGATTGCAGCAGAATTTGCCAAAACCGTTGGCACCATTGGCCAGGCGATGCAGACGGCAGGGAATAACATAACTAAGTTCGTTGGTGAATCTACAACGGTAAAATCAACAGTATCAATTTTCAATTCGGCCATTATAACCCTTAGTGAGAATATCGATAAAGTTGGTGCGATTATTGCCACAGTAGCTGCGGTTATTGGGTCAAGGTATGTTGGGGCATTGACCATGGCAGTAGCTGCAAATGTAAAGCTGGCAGCTACATCTTATCAAGTCGCATCAGCGCAGGGAGCTTTGGCAGTGGCATCTAAGGCTGCATCAGGCGCGCTGGCTCTGATTGGTGGTCCAGTAGGGGCAGCGATGCTTGCAGGGATTGCAGTGTTTTATTTCTTCCAACAAGCACAACAAGCAAAAGACGAAGCTAATGATTTAGCCGATAGCCTTTCTGGTTTGTTGGATAAATTCAAGGATATGAATAGCATTCAATTGGCATCTCAAGTATCAAAACTTGAGCTAGCACTTCCTTTACTGGAGGAGCAAGCGGCAGAAAAGAAAAAGCAACTTGATAAGATCAATAGCTCAATGGTTGAACGTGAAAGAGTTATTAAAAGATACGGTTCAAATACCAGAATGGGAAGGAACGCACAAAAAGCGCTAAATAATGAGCGTCATCGCGCAAATATTATTGCTGAAGAGTCGGCTAAAGCAGACATGAGACTTAGCCAGACAAAAAACACAGCAAATATTGGTCAAGCTCAATTGAATGGCACAATGAAAACAGGTACAGATTTATTAGGAGGAAATGGGCAAGCAGTTGGAAATACAACTGGCATTTATCGTAATTTCGGCAGAGTATTAGGCGATGTTACTGAGGAAAAAGAAAAATTTAACCACACATCATTAATGATTAAGCGTGACCCAAAACTGCAAGAAATGCTAGAGGATCTGTACAAAGAAGGTGAAGCACTTGATGAAGTAAATCTAAAAAGACGTGAACAACTTAGAATTGAACAAGAGTTTCGCAGACAAGGCGCTGATGAAAATACTATAAGGATTGCGCGGGAGAATGCTGGCGCTATTTATGATAAACGGCAAGCAGAAATGGAGGCAAATAAAGAAACGCAAAGCACAGCTAAAGTAGAATCACAAGCGGCTGAGGAAGAAAAGCGTCGAGTTAAACAATTGCAGGAATTGAAGGATGCAATTTCAGTAACAACATTAGAAACAAAAGGACTAAATAGAGAGGCTGCAATCCTTGAAGCCACACAAAAACTAGGGGCAGGCGCTACACAGCAGCAAATAGCGTCAATGACTGCGTTAGCTGGGGAAGAATTTGATATTCATCAGCTAGCTAAAGACAAAAAAGCCGCACTTGATGCTGACTCAGTAGCTAATGCAGTTAAATTACGAAATGATGACTTAGCGCAACTCGATCGCCAATTAAAAGCTGGCGATATTACTTTTGAGCAAAGCCAGCGGCGTCGCCTTGAGATTGCTGGGCAATATTCAAAAGCCATCGCAGAGGCAGCAGCATTAAAAGCAATAACGCCACGACAAGAAAATGCGGCAATGATTGACCCAGTACAAGCATTGGCTAATGAAAATGCTCGCAAACTGGAGTTGATTAAACAATTTGAAGCTGACAAGACCATTACAGAACAACAAGCGGGTGCTTTACGAAATGCGGCAGCAACTCAATATGAGAAGCAAAGACAGGATGCTATCTGGTCTATGTGGTCACAACAGAATGAAGTCAATGGATTCTTAGCATCATCATTAGATTCTCTTGCTAGCCGATCTACTAATGCTTTAACTGGTTTGATTACCGGTTCTCAGACTGCATCAGAAGCTATGGCTAACTTGGCAGCGACAATCACACAAGAAGCTGTCGGCGCATTAGTTAAGATGGGCTTGCAGGCGGTTAAAAATATGATTATCGGTCAAACTGCCGCTACAGCAGCAACAACGGCAACGGTAGCGCAAGCTTTAACTGTTGGTTCTGCTTGGGCTACTCCAGCGGCACTAGCATCACTGGCAACTTCAGGAGCTAACGCAACCCCAGCTTCTGCTGGAATCACCTCTGTAGTTGGAACGGCCAATGCTATGGCTGTAGCTGGTGCTAGGAAAAATGGTGGTCCAGTATCTGCTGGTTCAATGTATCGGGTTGGGGAAGGAGGAAAGCCAGAAATATTCCAATCTGGAAGTGGGCGGCAATACATGATACCGGGTGATAATGGCAAAGTTATTAGCAATAGTAATATGCAATCAGGTAATGGCATCCAATTAACTGTAGCACCGGTGTTTAATATTGAGACGGGTGGCGGTGATTTTAGCCAACAAGATGCGCGTGTTATTTCTAATATGGTTAAGTCACAAGTATATGGATTAGTTACTGACATGCAACGGCAGGGGGGGCAATTATCATGACAGAATTCACGTGGAGACCGCAGGACGGATATCCAATTACGAATAGTCCAAGAGTCATGGTTGCAGCTTATGGACATGGATATGAACAGCGCGCAAAAGATGGCATTAATAATCAATTAAAAAGCTATCAACTTAATTTTATAGGCTTGCCGGACAAACTTAAACCGATTCAGGATTTTCTTGTTGCTAGGGGTGCGGTTGAATCATTTCAATGGAATTCACCTTATGAGAATGAGATTAAGACAATTATTTGCCGAGAATGGACATACACACCAAGAAAAATGGTATATGAAATAAGCGCAGTATTTGAAGAGGTAGTTGCCTGACATGAGAAACGTACCGGCATCAATGCGGATCGAAGTGGCGCAGATTGAAACGAATGTGCCACTTGAATTGTATGAAGTTGATTTAACTGCGATTGGCGGCGATGTCATGCGATTTCATGCAGGGATGAATGGCAAGCGTCAAGATGTGACATGGCAAAGTAAAATATATTCAGCTTATCCCGTTGAAGTCACTGGTTTTGAGATGAAATCAACTGGAACCAGTTCTCGGCCTAAGATGACATTTGCAAATCTTGATGGTTTGATTACTGGTATCAATAATGACTTTAATGATGCGTTGGGTGCAATAGTAACCCGTCGTCAAGTGATGGAGCATTCGCTTGACGCTGTTAATTTTCCAAATGGAAACCCTCAAGCAGACCCAACTCGCGAAGTCGTTAGCAGATATATTATTGAACAATGCGAAGAAGAAACGAGGGAGTTCGTTACTTATACATTAGCATTACCATCTGAAACGGATGGTGCTTTAATCCCTGCTCGTGTCATCCTTGCGGATATATGCCCATGGATATATCGCGGCGCTGATTGTAGTTATACCGGCGCTCCGGTGGCTGATGATATGGATCAGCCAACAAATGACCCATTAAAAGACAAATGCGGGAAGCATTTATCATCATGTAAGTTGAGATTCAAACATCCAGAATCATTGCCATTTGGAGGATTCCCCGGTGCTAACAAAGTTGGTTAATCATGCAGAGGAATGTTATCCATTTGAATCATGCGGATTAATTGTTAATGATGACTATTTCCCATGTCGAAATATTGGGGAAATTGATAATTTTGAAATTCACCCAGATGATTGGATTGCGGCGGAAGATGTTGGAGAAATCACGGCAATTGTTCATTCTCACCCCGACGGACTGCCAATTTTAAGTTCAGGTGATCGAATATCACAGGTGAAAAGTGGTTTGCCGTGGTGGCTTGTTTGTAATGGAGAAATATATAAAAAAGGCTGCGTGCCGCATTTATTAGGCCGTGAATTTAGTCATGGATTCATGGATTGTCTTACAATAATAAAAGATGCCTATCATTTGGCTGGGATTAATATTCCAAATTATTATCGTGAAGATGATTGGTGGGATAATGGTAAAAATTATTATCTTGAATTATTGCCAGAAAATGGATTCTATAAAGTAACAGATATTAAAGAAGGCGATGTAATAATGGTATGTCTCGGAACAGACAAGCCAAATCATGGTACAATCTATGTAGGGAATCAACAAATTTTGCATCATAGGCCGGATAGATTAAGCAAGCGTGATGTTTATGGTGGGTTTTGGCAGGAATATACGCATTCAATTTGGAGGCATAAAGATTGGTCACATTTATCTTGGGCGGCAGTTACCGCCGATTTGGAGGCAAGTATGAGCTTGCGGTAGATACCGCCGCTGAGGGTTTAATGTGTCTTCTTTCTCAAATCCCACAATTTAAACAACAAATTAAAAAAGATGTTGTCAGGATGCGGATATCTGGCCGTGACGTGACTGCTGAAGAATTAAATTCTGGTATGCATGCTAAATTATTTAATGGCGATAAAGTTATTATCCTGCCGTCTATACATGGGGCAAAATCAGGTCTTGGGCGATTCATTGCAGGAACGGCAATCGCTGTGACAGCATTCTACACTGGCGGAGCATCATTAGCAGCCATGGGGGCATGGTCAACTGGTTTTGCGCTGGCTGGGGCTGCCCTTGCGTTCTCTGGCCTGTCAAACATGATGACCAAAACACCTACCGCATCAGTCGGAAGTACAACTGATAATGGAAAAGCTAATCAGTATTTTAGCTCATTGGGGAATAGAGTTGGTCAGGGTGGTGCAGTGCCTGTTGTTTATGGTGAAATGGTAGTCGGTAGTAATGTCATATCTCAAGGGCTGGAGACGCGATAATGGGAAAGGGTGGCGGGTCGGCTAGCACTCCTACAGTAATTCCAGACAATTTAAAAAATAAACAAATCCTGCGTACTGTTGATTTGATTACTGAAGGTCAAATTGAAGGACCAGTCGGCGGGTTACGTGGCATATTAATCAATAATACGCCGGTTGAAGCCACTGACGGCACTGTGAATATAAAAGGTGTGTCTGTAGAATGGAAAGCAGGAACACAATCACAAGAACCGCTTGTTGGCTTTGATGACATAGAAAATGAAGTATCGGTTGGTGTCGAAGTCAAGTTCAATGAGCCGGTTACTCGCACTGTTTCGGATGTTGATGTCGATAGAGTAAGGTTTACCATTGGCGTAAATCAACTTGTTTATACTGATGATCAGGGTAATCAGGGACGAACGTCGGTAAGTCTGTCATTGCAATTTTTTGAAAATGGCACATGGACAACAAAAAAAGTTGTTGATATCGATGGGAAAACTTCAACAACATATTTAGAATCGCATATTATTGATGCGCCATCGGTTAAACCATTCCAAATCAGAGTTATTAGAAATACGCCTGATAGCACAAATGAAAGACTAATTAACACAACAATTTGGTCAAGTTACACGGAATTAACAAATGCCAGTCTTTCATATCCAAATAGCGCAGTAGTCGGCATCGCTATTGATCGGTCTCAATTTTCAGGGACTCCATCTCGGACTTATCATATTCGTGGGAAAATAATTAAAGTTCCAGATAATTATGACCCAGTGACGCGAACTTATAACGGCATTTGGACTGGAAATTTTAAACTTGCCTATACTAATAACCCAGCTTGGGTTTTTTATGATTTAGTAATAAACGACAGATACGGATTGGGCAAAAGGCTTGGTAGTTTTAATGTAAATAAATTTACTATGTATGCCATCGGCCAATATTGTGATGTTAAAGTGCCTGATGGACTCGGTGGGGAAGAGCCTAGATTTACATGTAATGCAATTATTGCGGAACAACGGAAAGCTATCGATACACTGTCTGACATGGCATCTGTCTTTAGAGCGATGCCAGTATGGGATGGATTGCAATTAACATGTGTTCAGGATAGACCAACAGATAAAGAATGGACTTATACAAATGCTAGCGTAATCGATGGCAAATTTATAAGGTCATCATCAGCGTTAAAAGCTCGTCATACAGCGATAGAAGTATCATGGATTAATCCAGATAATGGATGGAAATCAGAAATTGAATATGTTGCAGATGATGAATTAATTAAGCGATTTGGTTATAACGTCAATAAGGTTGCTGCGTTTGGGTGTACAAGCAGAGGACAGGCAAATCGTGTTGGTAGGTGGATTCTTGAAACTGAAAAGTTAGAAACAAAAACAATAAAATTCTCCGTGGCAATGGAAGGATTAAATTCCCAACCCGGAGATATGATTGAAGTTGCCGATAATGATTATGCGATAGCAAAGGTCGGCGGCCGTGTAGTCTCATTCTCTGGTAATAGCATTACACTTGATGCTCCGGTAGAAATTTTAGCAGGTGAATCGGCATCATTTTCATATCTTAGCGCAAGTGGAAAGTTTGATAAAATTGCAATATCTGGCCATCCGTCACCTGATGTTATTACTCTATCTTCCGTGCCGAATGGTTTAAAACAGTGGGGCGTTTTCAGTATTTCGAAAGCTTCACTATCTACACAGCTTTACCGAGTTTCTACTATTGCTGGTCCAGATAATGGAATTTATTCAATCATTGCCGTACAACATGAGCCACAAAAAGAAGCCATTGTTGATAGGGGGGCAAACTTTGAGGGGGTACCCTCTACCTTAGCATCTGTTCGTGTCCCCAACATTGAAAAGTTAAGAATTGGTTCAATCCCAGATAGCACATTGGCACAAGCTAAGGCGATCTGGGAAACCGTAACCATCAACCGTGGCATTACATTTGATGTAAGAGTTCTGCGTGATGGTCGTGAAGTTAGTTCTGGAAACACTGCGGAATTTGAATATTATTTCAATGGGCTGGATGCCGGAGCCTATGAAGTTGCTGTACGTGGCCGTGATGAGCGCGGAATGCTGGGGGAAGAGTCTGCTGTAGATATGATTATCGGTGCGCCAGCAGCTCCGAGCCGTGTTGATATAATTGAAGGATTCCTGCAATTAACATTAACTCCCCACATAACAGCGCCGCAGACATTTGCAACCCAGTTTGAATTCTGGTTTTCTGGTGAAAATAAAATACCAAATATCAATGATATTGAAACAACAGCAATAAGACTGGGCCGCGGTACATTCTGGGTTAAAGATGCCCTAAAGGCTGGGCATAAATATTATTTTTATATTCGCAGCGTTAATGAATGGGGCAAATCGGCGTTTATAGAAGCCGCAGGAACTCCTTCTATAGATGCTGGTGGAATACTTGACACGATACTTGATAATTTTAATCAGACATCAGCAGGAAAGGAATTATTTGGCAAAATAGAAATCAATACAGATGCCATTATTGAAAATTCTATCTCTAATGATGCTGATGCTGTGTCTAAATGGGCACAATATGGAGAAAATAGAGCAGGAATAGTTGAAGTAAGAAAAGTCCAGTTGGATTCTGAGCGGGCTTTTGCTGAATATCAACAGTTAGTTACAGTAAGATTTAATGGCGTAGATGCTTCAATATCTGATGTTAGAACGGCTCAGGCTACAACGGACAGCGCATTAGCTGAGTTCAAGATACAGACCGGAGTTAAATTCAATCAACAAGATGCAGTAATTCAAACAAAAGCTACTACAGTATTTGATTCATCTGGTGGCAGTGCAATATATAGTGTTAAAGCTGGTGTTAATTATAATGGTAATTATTACGATGCTGGAATGGTTATCGGAGTTGAAGCGTCAGGAAATACGATTAAATCGCAAGTTGGGTTTAATGCTGATACTTTCATTATTACATCTGGGCAATATGGAGCGAAATACTCTCCTTTCGCTATAACTAATGGTCAGGTGTTTATTAATGAAGCATTTATCCGTGATGGAACTATAACAAATGCAAAAATAGGTGGGTACATACAATCATTTGATTATAATCCGGGAGTATCAGGATGGATTATAAATAGAGGTGGAAATGCTGAATTTAATAATTCATATTTTAGGGGGGAAATAACAATGGATACCACTACAGGAGGAATAAGAACAGTAATAAATTCTTCATCATATACAGTATATCACGCTAATGGTGCAGTGGCCGTAAAATTAGGGTACTTTTAATGCCAGCAGGATTATATATCTCTCCGTCTGACGGTGGCAAAGGATTAGATATAACGTCAGGAATGAGGGTTCTTTCTTATCTTGGGTATTTTGAAAGTACAACAGTATCAGGAAATTATTCTCAATATCAGGATATACCAAATTATAAAGGTGGTGAAATATGTATAGTACCAACAGTTTTTGGTGGAGTTAGAAGCCCACCAGGTTCATCCACATCCTTTGGATGGTGGGTTAAAGAATATTATATGACAGGGAATAGACTTAATCTTAATCTTGAGGGGGCAAATGGCTGGACTCAATTTGCGGCATTTGAAGTTTCCCCAGCCTCGGTTGGTTCTTATGGATTGTTATTGCAAGATGCAACCAATGTTATGAGCATAACAGATAATTCCTCCCTTGGATTTTGCACATGGAGAGGAAACGTAACAATATCCGGAACTTGGAATATTCCATCAAATATTATAAATAGAGACAATGCAATTGTTTTTGCTAATTGGGCAGATCCTAATGTTTCTTTATATTATGATTCATCAAATAAAAGAATAAATTGCTTTCAGATAAATCCAAGCGGAAGCACCGGGTCAGGGTCTGTCAATGCAAACGTTTGTGTTTTTACTAGTGGATTTTTCCCTCAACCACCTGACGCTGGAACTGCTGGACTTGCAATATTCAATTATAATGGACAATGTACATTTTCATCAAGATATCCGCCAATGGTTTTAAATAAATTTACAACAATAAGTAATAGATCAAATGCTTGGGTTGATACTGGAATATTAAGGCCAATGATTCCTTTACCTAGCGCAGGAGGGCTTCCCGCTGGAAATATTAGTAATGGAAATTACAGAGGATGGTATAGATCAGCGATGAGGATGTCTGGGTCAAATATTACTGCTGGCCAAGGCGCTTACGTTAATAGTTCTAATACATTAGATTCTCCGACTGGAATCTGCCCAATAAAATTACCAGTTTTAAACACAGATACATATTTTTAAGGAACAACATAATGTCAGCATGGTACAGAACAGGAACAATAACCAGCTCCGGTAATGTTGTTACCGGAACGGGAACGCTGTGGGCAGATAATAAAATGGGCATCGGCTCTGGACAGATGCTATTGGTTCCAGGAGATGGGGTAGTAAGAATATTTGAAATATCGTCAATTGATTCAAATACTCAATTAAGATTAGTTGCTATTCCAGACGCTCCATTAGCTGGAAATTACGCAATAGCATCATTTTATACTGATTCAGTTCCAGACTTTGCACGCAGACTTGCTGCACAGCTAAGCTATTATCAGTCTCAAATGGATGGCTGGCAAAAAATATTGACTGGAACCGGTATCATTAATCTTATTGCACCTGATGGCACGGTAGTAAGCGTTCCATCAATGAGTTACATTATAGACCACCCCATGCCAATTGGCGCACCTATACCATGGCCGACAAGTAGTCCACCAGCCGGATGGATCCCATGTGATGGAACTCCATTTAATACTACATTATATCCAAAATTGGCTTTAATTTATCCATCAGGTAGAACGCCTGACTTACGCGGCGAATTTATTCGTGGTTGGGATGAAACTCGGGGCGTTGATCCTGGACGTTTGCTGCTCTCGCCGCAGGCTGCTTCAAATATCCGACAGTTTCCAAGTTCAACTGAACCGAACACTCTTGCAGCAGTTATGCAGAATTTTGAATTTGATAATACTCAAATATATAATTTTTATTATGCTTCGACAGGTGCAAATGCTGCGCCAGGTCGGATAGGATATGTGCGCCCCCGTAACGTTGCATTTCTTTATATAGTGAGAGCATTATAATGACGATTGAATTTGATGAAAATGGATATGCATTAACTTCTGGATATACTACTGTATATACTACCGCATATGGCACTAGAGAATTTACGGGCGCACACGAAGCATATATTAGCGCTCACACAGGGGTCGCTGCGCAGGCATATTTAGACATGCCGCCAAAACAAAAGGATGGATTTGCAATTTGTCGAACAACCGACGATAAAGGGTGGGAATATGTAGAAGACCATAGGGGAGAGGCTCGCTACAGCACGATAACGAAAGAAAAAATTAATATTTATGAACTGGGCGAATATCCAAGGAATTCAACAGATATGGAGCCATCACTTTTTGATATTTGGGATGGCAGTAAATGGATAGTCGATGAGAAAGCAAAATCGGATGCGATGATTCAATCTGCGACAGAAAAACAAACATTATTGATGATGGAAGCAAGTATAGCTATGGCTCCGCTACAAGATGCAGTTGATTTGGATGATGCATCAACAGAAGAAATTGCATTACTAAAAAAATGGAAACAATATCGAGTTGCATTGAATAGATTGGACTTATCTACAGCTCCAGATATTGACTGGGGTACACCACCAAAAAAACAAGTTGACGTAATTTAAAGTTATTTAATAGATAATTATGGCGCGACGATTAGATTTTCATATTGCAGATACAAAAACACAGCGTAAAATAACTGAAAAAATAAGCCCCGGACGGGGCTTTAAATTAAAATGGGATGTCATTATCAAAATCAACTTGCTTTTTGTTTACTGCCATCAATCTTCTTTGATTTTGTTGTCCATTTAATGGATTATTTTCTTTAACTTCTTGTTGAGATTCCTGCTTTCCGCCAAGCATCTTCATATCACTAACATTTATTTTAGTTGAATAACATGTCTGGCCATCTTTATCATACTTATCTGTTTGCATCTTCCCGCTAATATAAATCTGCTGACCTTTCTTTACATATTCTGCAATAATTTCAGCCAACTTTCCGAATGCTACGCAATTAATCCATTCCGTTTTTTCATTCTTTTCTCCAGTCGTTTTATCTTTCCATTGCTCACCGCATGCAATGGAAAATTTAGCAATCATACTACCATTATTTAATGTTTTGCTTTCTGGGTCTTTGCCTAGCCGACCAGTGAAGTTACATTGATTTACATCAATTGCCATTTTCAAAACTCCTCAATTTTAATTGCTTCTTTGCTAAGAATTTCCGCCTTTTCAACATCTTGCGTATTTTTTATTTTATGAATTTTTGCAGGGTTAAAGTTTGCCGATTCCATCACAGACATAGCAATCTGTGCTTTTCTCTTGTCTTTTGCGTCAGTAATTACCCTGATGGCAGCCGGATTGTCCCTGAATTTTGTTACAGAATCCTTAAATACTGATTCTAAATCCTTCATGTTTTCACACGTTGACATTTCATCGGCTGCAGATGACGGGCTTCCTTTTGACGCTGTAGCTGTAGCTGCATCATCATCATCCTGCACAACACCCAGCATTGAACTTAAATGATAACGTCTGGCATATGTCAATGCAGAACCATATCCTTGCGGGTCTTGCTTTGGCAGCGGCATAACTAATGTACCGCTAATGAATTCGCCAGATTCGTGAATAATCATAGTTTCAAGGTGTAATTTTCCGTCATCTGATTGTAGTGGACTCTGAATTACCGCCAATCCAACAACTTCAAGCGCTGGAGATATCGCATCCCATACGGATTCAAGATTTGCATATTTATTTTTAAAATGTGGATTCACTGCATTTTTTTGCGCTCCGCCAATTAATTGCTGAGCTTTTATTAATGCAGTAAAAATTTTAGTGAATGTTTCTGACTTGATCACCTTTCATTAACCCCATATTGTTTTGCATAATATTCAGGAACAATTATATCTATAACTTCATCGCCAATTGAATAAGTTGGCCATACATCATTTTCGACACATTGCTTATACAAAAATAACGCTGATTTATATTGCAATCTCCCAATTTCTAAAAATTGGTTAGTGACGCGATAATATTCTGGAATGTGCGGGAAATTCCGCTCTTGAGCTAAAATCAATTGCTCAGTTGGCGCGCAACCATATGCTTCTATAAAAACGTCATGCAATAATGCTTGCTTAAGATAATAGCCTCCCCTGATTGCTTGATTTGTGAATTCTTTAGAATCTGAATTCATACAGCCGACATAATCAATAATTGAACCGTCAGTAGTTATCACGTCATATCTGACATTAATTTTTACATTATCAATATCTGCAATGATTGTTACATCATTGAATGAATCAGAAAACTTTGTAGCAAATTTTCCATTGCCAAAAATAACCGCTCTCATCTGCAAAATCTTATCGAAAATTACGGATGAAACAACTGATTTATTGCCTACTGAATTATAAAAATCATCAATTAACTTTTTCCAAATTAATGGATTTTCTCCAGTCAAATCAATTAACTTAATTAACTCATCATGCTTTTTACCACTGTAACCACTGATGCCCCTATCTTTTAACCAAGAAATTAAATCTTTATCATTAATAAGGGCGCCCGGGTAATCTTCTTTCGCAGGTTCACGAATGAAACGACGCTCAAATTCATTTGGATTTAATATTGCAGCATGCTCTGCGATGGACATTACATTATTTTTTTTATTCTCTTCCCAGCGATATTTAGCTGGGCAAGTTGAATAGATTTTATGTAAATCAAACCAATTGATGACTCCAGTTGCATCTGGTTGCATATCATTTTGCAAATAAATATGAAACGTCATTTGATATTATCCTAGTCTAACATTTCTCTAAGTTTAGATGCTTGTTTTTGATTAGAATCATGGCTGATGGCAGCATAAGTAGCGGCAGCATAAGCAGCATTAAGATGATTATCAGCTGAACGGACGGCAAACGCAGCAGCATAAGCAGCGTTAGCATGTTCATGTTCATGTTCAGAAGCATTAGCGACATCACGAGCATTACTAGCAGCCTCAAAGGCATCTTCGATGGCTTCTTCCAATTCCTCACGCGTTGCATCACCACCTAGATAGCGTTCTGCTACATCTAATGCATCAATACTCCGATTATCCATCATCAAATGCTGCACATCCCAAGCACACCAGATAGCAAAATGTTTCGGAATTTTTATATATCTAGGTAATACGCTGAAACATAAAAGAGTATCATACAAACCATTAGAATCTAGAACACTAGACAATGGGAAGTCGGTGTCTGCTCCCAAATGTTTATGGGATTCATATACTTTTTTCCATGCACCATTATCTAATGAAACTGCACGGATCTTGTTTAGTGTGATCATTACTGGCATGGTTATTTCCTTATTTAAATTAAACCGCGTCTAACATCTCTCTAAGTTTATTAATTTGCCTTTTACGCATGTCATCATCATCATAAACAACACGAGCGGCAGCATCAGCTGCATAACAAGCATAAGCAGCACGAAGAACAGCACAAGCAACAGCAGCAGCAACAGCAACAGCAACAGCATCATAACAGGCATTAGCAGCATTAACGGCAGCTTCCAATTCTTCCCCCGTTGCATTACCATCAAGATAACGTTCTGCAACATCTAAAACATTAATGCATATTTCATCTGTAATTAAGTGCTGCACGTCTCGAGCACACCACAACGCAAATCTTTTCGGTATTTCAATGTGTTCTGGTAGTACATAGAAACACCAAAGAGTATCGTATAAGTTGTTGGAATATAAAACACTGGACAGAGGAAATTCAGTATCCATCCCGAGATACTTATGGGCTTTTAGTACTTTTTCCCAACCAGCGACGCAGGGTGAAACTGCACGGATTTTGTTTAGTGTGATCATTACTGGCATGGTTATTTCCTTATTTAAATTAAATCGCGTCTAACATCTCTCTAAGTATATCTATTTGTTTTTGTCGTGTAACATCAGCATCATCAGCATCATCAGCATCATCAGCATCATCATAAACAGCATAAACAGCAGCAATAGCAGCATAAACAGCAGTACGAGCAGCAACAGCAACAGCAGCAGTAGTAGCAGTAGCAGCAGCATAAACAGCAGTACGAGCAGCAGCATAAGCAGCAGTACGAGCAGCAACAATAGCAGCATCATCAGCATCATCAGCATCATCAGCAGCATAAGCAGCAACAATAGCAGCATAAACAGCAGTACGAGCAGCAGTACGAGCAACAACAGCAACAACAGCAGCACGAGCAGCATTAGCAGCAATAGCAGCAGCGTCCAATTCTTCGCGCGTTGCATTGCCGTCAAGATAGCGTTCTGCCACATCTAAGGCGTTAATACTTCTTTCATCTGTCATTAAATGCTGCACGTCTCGAGCACACCAAATTGCGAATCTTTTTGGTATTTCGATATGTTCAGGTAGTGCCTTGAAACACCAAATGGTATCGATTAAGCCATTAGAATCTAAGACACTGGACAGCGGAAACGGTGTGTCCATCCCGAGATGTTCATGGGCATCACGTACTTTTTCCCACTCACCATAAGGCAGTACTTCATTAATCTTGTTTAGTGTGATCATTACTGGCATTTTGTAGTTCCTTCCTTTTTGTTTATTAGATTATTACCCAATCCATCAAACTAATCAATAGGCGCACAAAGATAATCACAAACTGACCTCTTAAATTCTTCAACCCCGAAAGTTACAGCCGCGTAATACCCTGAATTATAACAATTTTCTAGAAAGTGATTTTGTTCCTTGCTGACATTGCTAGGAAGGCCATCCTCTCTTTTTAACTCAATTACGGCGCCGTGATACTCATTTATCGGCTTCATAATGATAAAATCGCTGACGCCTGACTTTAATCCGCAGCGCTTCATTTTATCCGCATAACTGGCAGAACGAAGTCCCTCATTTGGCACGTGAAACCAATTTAGCTCTGGAAAGTGATAGTTTAGCCATGCTGTGCAAGCCATTTGCTCTATATTCTCCGTCCTGGATTTTTCTCCGGTGAACTTATGCCTAAATATTTTATATTTTGGTTGATTTTTTTCTTTATCAGTGAGTAATTTATCTTTTTTCTCATTAATCAAAATATTTTCCTATGCACTATATCGCGATTTTTAGAGTTTATACGGTGAGTAATCTGCCGCGGGGCAGCAATAAATTCGGCATGCTTTAAGACACCTGCTGCCGTTTTTTCTTTTAAAATAATTGATTTAATCTTTGGGTCTTTGACGTGCTGAAATACACCTTTTGATTTCCATGCATTTCTGGAATTTAAATTATCGCCTGATGGCCAAAACACTTCACGCGCAATATATGGCTTGCCTTCCAAATCAATCTTATACTCAAACAACAAGCCCTCTCCGTTATTCGTCATGCGGATGTTAAAATCATGTACCTGATGAAAATCACCTTTTTGATAATGTTTACTTGTTAAATTTAAATTTGGATCAATAAGCACATTATCGCAAATTCTGCAATATCTTGCGCATGGGTCATTAAGAGCGCCGCAACCTTTATTGATTATTTTATCGCCTTGGTAATGCGGTTCGCATAATCTTGATCTGAAAAAGTACTCGCAACGTTCATCTGATTTACTCTTACCAATGCATCTTCTTGCAAATACACTATTTTCAGCCCCACACTTAGGGCATGGAATTGTATCACCATTTCTTTTAGCTCTTGATAGTTCTGCCTTTTCAAGGATTGGGTCGAAATATAATTCACCAATTTCATGCATTGTATCAGTGTAATCTAAAACAAGATGATCATGTTTGATTAAGTCAGCATCTATCTGTTCAGGCTTTAATTTTCTCATGCCTCGGCCAAGAAGTTGCTTTAATAAAGTTAATGATCTTATTTTTCTTAAAATGACACTAGTGTCCCAAAATGGAATATCAACACCAGTTGTTAGGCAGCCGATTTGTAACACATATTTTATATCTCCGTTATAAGCATCTTTCAGGGCTTTGGCTCTGTCTTTTTTATTTAATTTCTCTGTTACTATCGCATAACTGCCAATTGGCAAATGTTCGGCGGCTTCTTGACAATGACGCATACCAGCGCAAGTAATTAATACGCCATTTCTTTCTTTTGTTAATTTTACTACTTCTTCCATTATTTCTTGTGTTTTTGTTTTTTGTTTTGTTATTTCATTTTGCATAGCCGCAAGTTCAGCAATGCTAAAATCTGCTATACCATCAATCTCTGAAGATTTAAATTCATCAAGATTATAGATTGTTACAGGATTACCAAAAATAGTAGGAACCAAAAAATCACGGTCAACCAAATAATCAGTTGATATATTACATATTTCCTTTTTCCAAAAATCACCTAAAATTGATTCATTTTTGCGCATTGGGGTGCCGGTGTAACCTATTATTATTAATTCCCTGTTATATGCGGCTTTACATCTTATTTGTAATTCTTTTATTATTATCCCATATTGTGTAGATGGATTATCGCTAATAACATCTTCCCATGATACTTCATGGGCTTCATCAATAAGCAAATATGAAAAAACAACATTAGCCAATTTTTTTGTTAATGCATTAACTACCGTACCTTCACTTCCAACAATTACATTGTATGCAGTAGATTTCATATTTTTAATGCTAGCGCAAAATATAGAATTATTAACGCCGATTTCCCAGCATGTTCTTGCATCTTGCTCTATAATCTCTCCCTGACGAGAAATAATTAACCCACGCCATTTCTTTTTAATTTTATCTTTTTCTATTTCTGTTTGTATTCCCAATCTTTTTATTTCATTTTCCGCGATATCTTCAAAACGTTTTGCTATACATCCGATCATTACAGTCTTTCCGGCGCCAACAGAGGCGGTAACAAATGCGGGCGTTTCTTTTTCCCTGATAGCATCCCCAGTTAATTTATACGCTAGCCACTGATAATCACGTGGCTCTATTTTACTTGTGAATAGGGAATATCTAAGATGTTTTATATCTATTTCAGATATCATTTTATCTATAATATTATTAGATTCCATATTTCACCAATATAATCAATCGCCAATGTTAAAATTATTTATTAGTCTAACATCTCTCTAAGTTTATTAATTTGCCTTTTACGCGTGGCAGCATAAGTAGCAATACGAGCGGCACGAGCAGCATCAGCATCATCATCATCATCATCATCATCATGAACAGCATAAGCAGCAGCAGCACCAGCACAAACAGCATAAGTAGAAGCAACACAACTAGCACGAACAGTAGCGGCAACATCACCACAAGCAGCAGTTATAGCAGCTCCGGCAGCAAGAACAGCATAAGTAGAAGCAGCCTTTAATTCTTCCCCCGTTGCATTACCATCAAGATAACGTTCTGCAACATCTAAAACATTAATGCATATTTCATCTGTAATTAAGTGCTGCACGTCTCGAGCACACCACAACGCAAATCTTTTCGGGATTTCGATATGTTCTGGTAGTGCTTTGAAACAACAAAGTGTACCATCCAAATCATTAAACTCTAAAAAATTAGACAGTGGAAATTGTGTATCCATATCAAGGTGTTCGTGTGCTTCTAATGCTTCATAACAGATATTATTGTGCAATGAAGTTTTAATTATTTTTCCTAACGTGATCATCACTGGCATGGCTAGGAGTACCAGCGGGCGGTCATGCGGTATCGTAAATTTACTCATTTAATTTCACCTTTTTAATTATTGATTCTATTTTTTGATAATTCCCTATCGACGATGACTATAGCAAACGACAAATCATCGGGCAAGCTTTTGAACAAGATTTTGGGCAGGTTTTTTCTAGTGGATGGTTGCCTTATCATGGGATAGGCATTATCATACATGCTAATGCACCAACCTAATAACAGGATTTTGTATGAAACAAAAAAACACAACCTACAGACGAACCAATCCAACAGATAAACAAAAAAAACAGATGAAAATGGAAACAGACAGATTAAAAGATTTCCTTGGCGGATATAAGAACATGTCCATCGCTTTTAACGTCCCTTATGATACATCTGCCGGGTGGATCACTCGCGGGCGAGTTCCGGTTAGAGTCGCAGATGCGATCAGCGGCTCTGATCTCTTTGAAATGAACGGATTTACCCGCGAAACATTGCGACCAGATGTTAAATTTTGGGCAGATAATGAGCCAATCATTGATTTGTCAAAAAAAAATTAACAGAATGATGTTGGCGGGGAAACATGATAAAAAACAATTATAATTGGAAAGAAATCGAACCAAAGCTAAGTGGTTTGTGGGAAAATGCTTTGTTAGCATTAACCGGCATAAGTAGAGATTGCTTTAACCGACGCCATCAACCCTGCCCATCCTGTGGCGGGGTTGACAGATTCAGATGGACTAACAATTTTATAAATGAAAAAAATGGGGAATCCGGCGACGGAGGAGCCATCTGTAACGCTTGTGGCAACGGTTCCGGCATGACATGGCTAATGAAGCTAACTGGAATGAATTTCGTAACCGCTGTCAATGAGCTGGGGCGCTTTGTTAATGCTATTCCAGTTAAACAAAGAGAAATGATAAAAAAAGAAAGCAAATTCGCTTGCAAGGCAGGAACCAGAGCAGAGATAAGCGCCGAGCAAGTAATAACATTCATGGAAAAATGCAGGCTGGTCGATAAAATGCCTTATCAGCTAGCCATGGGTATTGCGCCAGATTTGCTTTATTGTTTCGACAAAATAGACGCCACTAGCGGAAAGATAGCCGAATCAAGAATAATAGTCCCCATTCATAAAGTAAGTAAATGTCCTCGACAAGGATGCAACCCTGATTTGACCCCGTGCAACATCGCAATTATTGACGATGGCGGTGATGTTATTTATGCCGCAGGAAGAAATAAGCAACAAAAAGGATTATCAACATTAGGCGCCGTGTCAGTGATTGGTGCCAATACAGGCAAAGCCATCTATTTGTGCGTTGGCTGGGCGGATGCGTGGCATGTCCATCATGCAACAAAAGCACAAGTCTGGTGCTGTTGGGATAATAAGAATTTTGCACACATCGGCAATAAATTCATGAGCGAATGCCTATCGGACAAAATAAGAGCAGCATGTAATGTTAATTATGATGAGCTTGACATTGCCGATAGTATTCATTGTCAGGTGATATTACCGGATGGCGACGATACAATCAGCAAAGCAAAAATATTTTATAAATCACTGTTTGATCCGAGTAAAGTTCTAAATGATGTTTTTAATTGTTAAAGAAATGCCCCGTCTGGGGCTTTTTTAATTACATCTTTGACATGATATAAGATATCGGCACGGCGATAACACACAATAAAGACAATAACATTAAGATATGCAACCAACCATAATACGATTCTCCGCAATAAATAAACCAATTCAATGATATTATTGAAAGAAAAATAAATACGTTTAAAAAAAGTGATATAACATAGTATTTAATGAATTTCATGATTAACCCCTTATCCTAGACATTACTATTCCATCAACGATATTAATAAACTTAGTGTTAATTTTTGTTTGCTCAAATTTCTTCGCATCAATTATCCAATAAGAACAACCAACAGAATCAATAGCCCTGGCCTTCATTAATTCAATAATTACCGGAGTTATTAACATATTTGAGCCATAAATAAATTCTTCTCCTGCATTATTCGCTAACAACTGTGACATTTCTGT